TGGCAGGAGCTACATATCAGGAGGCTCGGGGGCTGTTGATAAAGGGTGGGAGGAAGCCCTTAAGTCTTTAAATGATCCTAGTTATACGGTTGCGACTAGTTTAGGAAAATATACAGCTGAAGACGTTGATGATGGTTTCCGAATAAGAGAAAATTACGATTTTAACAGAGGGTCTTTAGACAGACCCACGCCCATACAAGACATAGAGTCTTTTAATCAATTAAAAAACCTATTAACAACTATGCAAGCAACTCCTGAAGTAGTGGGAGAAACTTTAGCAAATATGATCAGATCTGAACCCAGAGCTGTGGACATACGTCTATAATGAGCGATGTCCTCAATGATCTAAAAAACGTAGATCTCTCATTCTTAGCTAAGAATGAAGCAAAAGAATTCACGGTTCTATTAGAAGAACTTGAAAAGCGGGAGCGTAGAGAATCTTCTGCAGCCAGCTTTATTGACTTTGTAAAAATCATCTGGCCTGAATTCATTAACGGTGATCACCATCGTAAAATGGCACAGGCATTTGATAAAATTGCCGATGGTAAATTAAAACGCCTTATTATCAATATGCCACCCAGACATACAAAGTCTGAGTTTGCATCACACTTGTTTCCTGCGTACTTGTTAGGAAAGAATCCTAAGTTAAAAATTATTGAAGCAACACACACGGCTGACCTAGCCATTAACTTTGGTCGTAAGGTGCGTGACTTAATTGATACTGAGGAATACAGCGAGATATTTCCCCATACTGAATTGAAGGCTGACTCACGAAGCGCGGGTAAGTGGTTGACTTCACAACGGGGTGAGTATTATGCATCAGGTATTGGTGGTGCACTTGCAGGTCGTGGTGCTGATTTGTTTATTATTGACGACCCGCACTCTGAGCAAGATGCGTTTTCCGATAAATCACTAGATGAAGCCTACGAATGGTTTATGACTGGCCCCCGACAGCGTCTTCAGCCAGGAGGTGCTATTGTTATCGTGATGACTCGTTGGTCTAAGAAAGACTTAACGGGTAAGTTAGTCAAGAAAATGATGCAGGATAAGAACGCAGACCAGTGGGAGGTGATTGAGTTCCCCGCAATCTTGCCATCGGGTAAGTCGTTATGGCCAGAATTTTGGAAGTTAGAAGAACTTGAGTCCATTAAGGCTTCGGTTCCCCCTTCGAAGTGGGCAGCTCAGTACATGCAGCGGCCAACCGGTGAGGGTATTTCCATTATCCCGAAGGATTGGTTCAAGATTTGGCCTAACGAAAAACCCCCGACCTGTGAGTATTTAATTCAAAGTTACGATACGGCGTTTTTAAAGTCCGAGCGTGCTGACTATACGGCGATCACTACGTGGGGTGTATTTTATCCGGAAGGAAAAATCAACGATGAGTTGTATGCGGGAGGGGAAGCGCACATTCTTTTGATTGATTGTGTAAAAGAGCGGCTAGACTTTCCCGAGTTAAAGCGTGAGGCGTTACGCCTGTACGAGTATTGGAATCCTGATTCAGTAATCATTGAAACAAAAGCATCCGGTATCCCACTAACGCAGGAACTACGCAGATTAGGTATCCCGATTAACACCTATTCACCGAATAAAGGCCACGATAAAATCGCAAGGCTTAATTCAGTTAGCCCGATTTTCCAAGATGGCAAGGTTTGGGTTCCAGAAAACCGGTGGGCTGAAGAGTTAATGGAAGAAATTACAGACTTCCCTAACGGGGAGCATGATGACTTGGTGGACTCCACCACATTGGCGTTAATACGCTTTAGAAACGGGGGATTTTTGAAATTAGCGTCGGATTACGACGACGAAGAGGAATATTACCCGAAAATCCGCGCATATTATTGATTTATTCTTGACTTAAAACGAGGTATCTTTTCGCGCTATGGCTGAACAAATCGAAATTGAGGTAGGTCAGGATCCTTACGAGGAAGAAACCGTTGAAGTCTTTATAGACGAGGACGGAGTAACTGCTTTTGGCGATGAGTTTGACGAAGATTATGAAATCTCGTTTGGCGAAAACATTGCTGAGGTGATGGACGACTCCGCGTTAGGAGAACTTGCTTCAAAAATCACATCTTTTTACCATGAGGACTTAGAGTCCCGCAAAGACTGGTACGAAACTTTTCGGGACGGTCTTGATTTACTTGGTATTAAGACAAATACCCGTAGCGAACCCTTCGAAGGGGCAAGCGGGGTTTATCATCCACTATTAGCTGAAGCTGTAACGCATTTTCAAGCACAAACTTACCGCGAGTTACTGCCCGCAGGGGGACCAGTAGACACAAAAGTGATGGGCGTCACCTCCGATCCAAAACTTGAACAAGCAAATCGTGTCAAAAACTTCATGAACTACCAGCTTACTTATAAGATGGAAGAATACGATCCAGAAATGGATCAAATGTTGTTTTATCTCCCCTTAGCAGGATCTGCTTTTAAAAAGAGCTATTATGATCCCTCTGTGGGCAGAGCAGTTTGCCGTTTTGTTAAAGCTGAAGACTTAGTTGTCCCATATACCACTACCGATTTAGCTACAACACCACGAATCACTCATGTCATTAAGATGACAGAAAATGATGTGAAGAAATTACAGCTATCTGGGTTTTATCGTGACATTGATATGGGATCTCCTTCGTTTGTTGGACAAAGCGATTTAAAAGATAAGATAGATGAGCTTGAAGGAGTGGATCGTTCCGGTGGCGATGACGAATTTACGTTATTAGAAGTTCATGGTGAGTTTGATTTAGAAGGTTTTGAAGACAAAGACCAAGATGGTGAGCCTACTGGGTTGGCGTTACCGTATATAGCAACGATCTGTTTAGATACGAACGATGTTTTGTCAATTCGGCAGAATTATGACCCGACTGACCCAATGCGTAAGAAAGTTGAATACTTTACGCACTTTAAATTCCTCCCAGGATTGGGATTTTATGGATTTGGCTTAATTCACATGATTGGTGGCGTAACTAAATCCGCTACTGCGATATTACGGCAATTGATTGACGCAGGAACGCTTTCAAACTTACCCGCTGGTTTTAAATCCAGAGGATTAAATATTCAGCGGTCTGATGATCCTATACAACCAGGAGAGTGGCGTGATGTTGACACTCCTGGAGGCGTTATTCGTGATTCTTTCTTGCCGTTGCCTTATAAAGAGCCAAGCGGTACGTTAGCACAACTATTAGGCTTATTAGTTGAGTCTGGTCAGAAGTTTGCGGCGGTAATGGACCAAGGAACTGGGGATGGCAATAGTCAAGCTCCTGTAGGCACTACTGTTGCAATGTTGGAGAAAGGCCAGAAGGTTATTTCTGCAATACATAAGCGACTACATTACGCACAGCGAAATGAATTCAAAATACTGAAGCGAATCTTTGGAGAGGTGCTTCCTCAGGAGTATCCTTATCAAGTACAGGGCGCAGATCAAACTGTTTTCCGTGAGGACTTCGGCGATAACGTAGATGTTATTCCTGTTTCGGATCCAAACATCTTTAGTACGACTCAGCGGATTATTTTAGCACAGACCCAGTTACAGATGGCACAAAGTGCACCTCAAATACACAACATGAGAGAAGCCTTTCGTAAAATGTATTTGGCGTTAAATATTCAAGATATTGATGACTTACTTCTTCCTGAATTCGAACCGACACCGAAAGATCCTGTTCAGGAGAATATGGATGCGTTAATGAACGTTCCATTAAAAGCATTTATCCAACAAAATCACGATGCGCACATTCAAGCACATATGGCGTTTATGCAAAGCCCGCAAATACAGCAAAACCCACAGGCTATGTCAGCATTACAGGCGCATATCCAAGAACATCAAGCCTTGAAGTATCGTATTCAAGTTGAAGAGATGTTAGCGCAGCAAGGTATCCAGTTACCACAGCCTGGACCAAACGGGGAGTTACCACAGCTACCCCCAGAAATGGAAAATCAAATTGCGATGGCCGCAGCTCAAGCAACGCAGCAAATAACAGGTCAAGAGCAAGCACTAGCGCAAGCGATGGCCGCTCAGCAGCAAGATCCGCAACGCGAGATGTTCCAAGAGCAAATGAATTTGGAATACGAAAAACTGTCTCAGAAAGACAAAGACTCGCAGCGTAAGACAGAGCTTGAATTAGAAAAACTAGATTCGCAAGAACGACAAACAGATCTTAAGGTTACTGCAGACTTGCAAGAAGCTGAAATGCAGAATGAGCGAGATATTGATGCAAACTTAACTGAAATAGCAAAAGCAGTAAGAGAATCTAAGGAGAAGCTCTAATGCCAAAAGTAGGTAGTAAACATTATTCGTACAGCCCAAAAGGAATTGCAAAAGCGAAAGCGGCTGCAAAGAAAAAAGGGGTAAAAGTGCAGTATAAGAAAAAAGGCGGGTCAACTAAAACTAAAGGTAGAAAATGAGAAACTATTACGACGCGAACAACGCCAAGCCTAGCTCTCAGCCGAAAGGTGTGAAGGTAGAGCCAATGAAGGCTTCTGCTAAAGGCTTTGCTCAAGCTAAAGAAGTAAAAGCGGGAACGGTTATAGATGGCACAGAAACCAAAACAAAAGGTGGCGGTGCTGCAACTAAAGGTTTGAATTTTTATAGATACATTAGCGATTAATGGACTATATCAAGTTTTCGGAGCATTTGCTTCGCAAAGTACGAGAGAGGCAACAAGAACTCTCGCAAGTGTTAGCTTCAGGCAACGCACAGGATTATTCTCACTATGTGAGAGTAGTAGGCGAAATATCAGGTTTAAATTTCGCTGAACAAGAAATCGTGAACCTGCACTCTAAAATGGAAGAGATAGATGACTGATACTGTACCAGATCGTGTCCTAAATTTTGGGTCTGACACTGAGAAAGAAGAATCTCAGATCACGCCTGAAAATATAGAAGCACACGCAGATAAACTTCCCGTACCTACGGGATACAGGATTTTAATCCTGCCTCACGAGCCTAAGAGCACCACTAAAGGTGGGATTATGCTTGCAAAGCAAACTCTCGAAAAGGAACGAATAGCTGCGATTGTAGGCTTAGTCGTTTCTGTTGGATCAAGTGCGTATGGAGACAAAGAAAAGTTTCCAGATGGACCTTGGTGCAAAGAGGGGGACTTTATAATCTTTGGACGCTATGCAGGGGCTAGGTTCAATATTGAAGGCGGCAGTATGCGGCTTTTGAACGATGATGAAGTGCTTGCTGTAATAAACGACCCAGAAGACATTCTGCAATAATATGGAGTTATAGCTGTGGCTGAACAAACTATAGAATTGGATCTTCCTGAAGGGGAAGTAGATATTCACGAAGCGGATGTGATTCAAGAAAGCACTCCTGATGTGAATACAGGCGATCAAACGATCGAAGAGTCTCAACACACTGAAGAAGTAGACGAATACAGTGCTGGTGTTAAAAAACGTATTGATAAGTTAACTTATCGAATGCGCGAGGCAGAAAGGCGAGAACAAGAAGCAATTAAATTCGCT